GTCTGCTTTACGGCTCTGGTGCGAAGGGGTTGCGGAATTACGCTGGCGCGTCTGGCATCACTATGACGCTTGAGGAGGCTGCCAACATTCGGGAGCAGTGGCTCAATACATATAAAGGTATTCGCTCTTGGCAGCAGAGCAATGCGGATGATGCCCGCAACAGTGAAGGGGACAAGTTTGCCCATGTGCGGATCCCGGGCTCATATATGCGGCGGTTTTTGCCGGGTGATATGAACCGGCTGACCGTGCGGTGCAACACTCCGATCCAGGGTGCTGGTGCGGCCATCCTTAAATGTGCACTGGGAAACCTGTGGCCTTTACTTGAAAAGGCTGGGGAGCTGGAAGTTCGGATTGCGGCTTGCGTCCATGACGAAATTTTGTTGCTCGTCAAAGAGGACAAAGCTCAGCATTGGGCGGACCAGCTAAAACGAGTCATGGAATCTGCTGAAGCCAAGTGGTTGGGTGAGATCCCTCCGCTTGCTGAGCCTTCAGTAGGAAAACGGTGGTCCGAAATTCACTGAGGTGGGTCATGGTCAGCATCTATCACACTGCTAACGGCTGGGAATATCACGTACCAGCAAAAAAGGGTTATTACAGTACTCTTGCAGAGGTGATGGATGCTGCTTATGCAGCCGAAGACTGGGCGGCAAATAATAATGCGGTATCTGCAGTACGAAATAGCCCGTGCGACAACTGCCGATTTGCAGCGGGCGGCTGAATTTTTAGAGGGTGCCAGGGAGATAAGGCGAGGGTGTACGAACCAGCGGGCTAAGGCCAGAAAGGACCAAAAGAGTGGCTGGCGAAAGCATGTGGACGATTCAATTACTTGGTAAACGACCGCTAGAATAGTACAAAGTTATTGTGTAGTACATGGCAATTCGCCACGGCAATAAGACGTACCTGCAGATCTTGTTGGATCCTCACCGGGCGGAGTTGCTGCGGGAGGTGGCGGAAACTAAGGGGGTACGTGCCACCGCGTGGATTCGGGATGCGGTGTACAAGATGCTGGAACTGCAGGTGTCGCCTGATGTTTACAAGGATGCGGCTGCCAAAGATGAGGCGGCTTGGCAGGCTTCCGTTCGGCGACGTGTAGAAGGACGAATGAAATCCAAAAAAGAATCCGAAGAATCCCAGGGGGCTACAGACAACTTGGGGTAAGGGTGATAATTTTGCTCCGTGGTCAAAAAACACCGATGCCACGGTACGCACTCTCCATCACAAACCCCAAAGTTGAGCCGCTGTTTCTCGCTGCGTCTTATGAGCAGACAGGCAGTGGGATCAGGATTACAAACATCGCAGAAGATGCTTGCAGCTATGTGACCATTGAGCAGGCTGCTGCAGTCGCACAGGCTTTGACTGGAACGTTCCAAGCCACTCCGCAAATTGTCGAAGTGGATTATTGATGGACGGTTTTAGTCAATACATCCAAGACATTCTTAGGTATCCCCTTCTAAGCAAGCAGCAAGAAATTTTGCTGGCACGTCAAGTGCAGGATTGGATTAGGAATGAAAAGCCCACGCTCAGGCAGGTAAAGCAGGGGCAGAAGGCGTATCACAAGCTGATCAACTGCAATCTGCGGTTGGTGGTTTCGATCGCTAAGCGGTACACGCCCCATGCACGACGGACAGAGATGTTCGACATCGTGCAGGAAGGGAACATGGGCCTGGCTCATGGGATCAAAAAGTACGATCCAGAGCGTGGGTATGCGTTGTCTACCTATGTGTATTGGTGGATCAGGCAGTCGATCACTCGTTATCTGAGCTGCAATGACCGGATGATCCGGTTGCCGTCCCATGCGGTGGAACTGCTGTCGAAGTTGCGGGCGTGGAAACCCAAGTTCTTTGCGTCCCACGGCAGGTATCCAACGTTGGAAGAGTCGGCGGATTACTGCAAAATAAAACCTGAGCGTCTATTGGACTACCTGGAACGTGCAGATGACGCGCTTAGTTTGGATCGGGTTGTCAATGGTACTGATAACGATGTCACTCTCATAGAGGGCATCACCGATGGGGAACACCCCATGGACAAACTCGATATGCTGATGTCCGCTGATGAGGTGTTGGAGCTGCTTAGTCAGCTCGAAGAAACTGATCGGAAGCTGATTGAAGGTGTCTACGGTCTTGATGGCCGTGAACCCAAGACTTACACCAAGTTGGGTAAGGAGCTTGGCATCAGCAGAGAACGTGCCAGGCAGAGATGCCAAAGGGCATTGGCTCGGTTGAGGCTCATTGCAAACAGGAATCCTGCAGTTATGAGGTGAGATGGCGCGAAACTCTTCTACTGCTTGTCCGGAGTGCGGGTCGCAAAAGACAAAAGTGGTGGCCAACTTCAGAGTCAATGACTCTTTGGACATCGTTCGACGCAGGAAGTGCTCGAACTGCGATTACCGCTGGTACACGTTCCAGCCTCCCGAGCAGGTTCTCAACAAGTATCAGATCACTTTTCAACGTCCATTCGGGATCAAGGAGGTCCGACTATGAGCAGCAAGGTTGAGTTGGTTTGGGCGACGCCTGAAGCTGAAAAGCTGATTGTCAAGATGGCGCGGGTGAGCAATCCCAACAACGAGGACAACTGGGAGACTGGGCCGAAGCTCATTTCCTATCTGATCAAGCACCAGCATTGGTCACCGTTTGAGATGGTGAATATGTGCGTGAAGATCGATACGGAACGGGACATCGCTGCTCAGATCCTGCGGCATCGGTCGTTTTCGTTCCAGGAGTTTTCAACTCGTTACAGCAAGACCGTTCCTGCTGAGATACCCACGTTCCGTAGGCAGGATTCCAAGAATCGGCAAAACAGTTTTGATGACATTCATCCCACGTACCAGCAGGATTTGCAGATTGGGGCGGGGAGAATAATCCAGGATGCGTTCTTGTTCTATGAATCCTTGCTGGAGCGAGGTATTGCGAAAGAGACAGCACGGCGAATTTTGCCGCTCTGCACTCCAACGTCGATGTACATGCAAGGCACACTACGAAGCTGGATTCACTACATCGCTTTACGGACCAAGGAAGATACACAACTTGAGCACAGACTCATTGCCCGAGACTGTCGGCGGATATTTACTCGCTGCTTCCCGGACCTAGCTAAAGCTGCCTTTGATACTGTGTAATTATGCAAAACGTTCCTTTTCTCAATTGGGTTGAGCGGTGGGCGCTCCGGGTTCTGGTGAAGAGCCGGAACACTGGAATGGTTGCTGTGAAAGAGATGGATGGGCCGCTGCTGTTTATCGCTAATTGTCCTTATGACGAGGTGCCGATGAACGGTTCTGATGGGCTTGCTGATCAGCTAGAACGCATATATCGCAGCCCGAGCAGTGGAGCGCCCCACGGTCCCGATTGAGGTTTTAGACGGCGGTGTTTACAGAATTTGCACGCCTGGTGGTGGCCTTTGCGTTGAGACGTTAGGCGACCATCGGGCGGTTTCTATTGCTCAGGCGCTATATCGTTCCACCCATTCTTCGATGGCGGCTTCGCGGGATTCGGTCCAGTAGTCCCTACCGCGATACCAGGATTTCCAGTCGTGGCCGGATTTGTGGCTGTTGCAGTGCAGGCAACAGGCAACCAAGTTGGACTCTTGAGTTAGGCCACCTTTTGATTTGGGGTGTACGTGGTCAAGCGTTGCGTTCTTGCCCAGTGGTTCGGAGCAATACGCGCAGCAGTATCCCCACTGCAAAAGGATTCTTTCACGGAAACGCAACCTCGCTTGCTTCCGTGGGACGAGTTTGGTCTCGTCGATTTGATGGTCCACTACCACCTGAGGCCTTGCAACATCAAGAGACTTGACTTGCGGCTGTTTGTATGGTAACCGTCTTTACATTTTGTCCTTGATCACTTCTTGTAAGATTTTGCGCTCGTTTTCGTAGGGTTTACGTGAGTCGATGTAGTCCTGCACGTAGGGGAACAGCCATTCGTGGGGCGGCCAGCAGTTATTCCAGTTATCGGGGTGTGAACAACTGACGACTACGACAGACCAAAATGCTGCCAAATATGACCAGAGCCAATAGAGGTTAGTCAAACGTCTTTGACGGTTACGACCCAGCCGCTGTTTTTGCCCTCGATCTGCCAGCGTTGCCTGAAGGATGCGCGTGGGATCTTGACGTTTTTGCCGCCGTATTTGGTGAAGTGGCCGCCAAGCTCCATGTCAACTTGACCCATGGGGTCGTGCATATACCAGAACTCTTGGTCGAAGCCGACGATGACGCTCCAGTGGCCACAACCTCGTTCGTCGCATGAGGGTGGTTCGCGGCGGCGGATGTCACCTCGGTGGAGCCAGCCAACTAAAACTGGGCGGCCAGATGCAATCTCTGCTTCGAGGAGTGCATCATCTGCGTTGTTGCGGAACTCAGCTTCTAGACCTAGCTTCCGCAGTGCTTTGAGGTGGGAGCTGACGTAGATGGTGTCGCCAAATTCGTCGCGGACTTTGCTGTATTCCTGTTGGGTGTTGACGAAGCCGTAAAACGCAGCAACCATCGCGGCGGATGTTGTGAAGCACATCCTGTAACCGCGTGGTCCGTGATCGAGTTGGTGGAAATACGGAACCGCTAAGCGTTGGGTGATTCCGCTTTGTTTCCAGGCCTCGAACCAGGAAGCGTCTTCTTGTAACAGCTCGGGAGGCATTGAGTCCTCCAGTTCTTTGATCGCGGCTAGCTGGTGGGGCGTACCACGGAAAAATTCAAAGAAAGGCTGGAGGGCTAGAACCACGGCGATACTGCTAAAAAGCCGGATCACTTTTCAACTCTAAGAGTCGGAAATAGGTTGGCTTCTACAAACGCAACAACCTTGTCGTCCACGGTGTTGGTTGTTTGCTCGCTCACCTTTTTCAGGCAATCAATCAGCAGCCTTTTCATGGCGTCGGATTTGATGAAGGCGAACAGGATGGGGCGCAGAACGAGAATCATGGGTCTTACCCTATTTGCGTACAGTCTAAGTGCGGTTGGCGCGTTCCTCTAAACGTGCTACACAACGCTCCAGGTCGCTGAGGCGGGTGAATACTTCGGCGTCTTTGTTCTTGATGTCGACGTGTAGTGCATCAAAGCGGTTGATGAGATTGTCGACTGCGGTGGTTAGCCTGACGATCGATTCTCGACTTTGTTGGCTTTGCCTACTTAGTCCTGTAATACCTAAACCGGCGACGGTAATAGACGCACCAGCCACGGCAGCTAAGATTTCAACCACGGGTAGTACGTTGATCTAGTTCATCATGGCAAATCCCGAAGAGCAGAACCAGGAACATGAAAAGGAGCATTCTTTCCTGGGTGATTTCATCAAAATGGCAGTGTTGGCTTGGAGTATGGCCATCCTTACTGCCAATTATTTGGGCATGTTTAAACAGGCGTTAGACCCAACTTTCCCTGCGTCACTTTTGACGGGGACTTTGGCGTCCGTGACGGGGGTGAATATACGGAGTAAGAAAAAGGAGGACTCTAAACTTAAGGAGTCTTCTGGCAACGCAAAATGAAACGCCTCGTCCTTGCCGCTGCGCTTCTTTTTGGCGTTCCAGCGGGGGCTCAAACAATCACTCCGCAATTTACTCAGGGCTCGTACTCTGCTACGACTACGACCACGCAAACTATTACAGAAACAATTGCTCAAAAGGTATATGGATCTGACATCAATACCTGGAGCGGTACTAATGTAACACCAAGTGCTGACATCGCTGGCAGCTCTACCACCTTTAGTGTCACAGACAACACTCAGCCTTGGCAACTCGAAATCACCACACGTCCTGCCGGGTTGATCGAAACGATCGACACCACACGTACCATCACCACAAACAGCACTACCGTTGGCCTCTCTGTTTTCTCGCAGTAATCGCTCTAGCCGCTCCAGCAATTGCAGGAGAAGGGGACGTTCACAGCACCGCCCAACCGCAGGCGGCGGCAACAAGCAACAACACAAATCAGTCGGTTCAGATCAACCAGAGTGGCTCGTCATCCCGTCAGCAATTTGGGGGTGGCTTGTCATGCAATGGAGCGACTTTTAACGTCACGCCCTTTTATCTAGGGAATGACAGTATTGGTGATCCGTACCAGCGCAGTAATAACTGGGGCGTTCAGGCTGGTGTGACCGTTCCACTCGATGGGAGCATCACTGAGATGTGCAAGGAGATGGTGCGGAAAAAGCTTGAGAAGGAGCGGTTGGA